TTACATCAACAAGTGGTATGGCGATGATGAAGAGGGTTCGCGCGTTCGCAACGTGCTGTTCCTTGATCTCGTCAACTCGCGGCACATGTGCGGACGTGGTAAAGACCAGCGTTGGCTGGTGCAGTGGACGAAGTGCATGCCCAGCGGCCACTTTCTCACATCGACCATCAACTCCATGTACTCAATGACTGTGTTGGTGAGTGCGTTCGGCGTACTCACCGGCCAGTGGGGCCAGTTTTGGAGGCATGTGTACGCCGCCACGTTGGGGGATGACAACGTTGTGAATGTTTCGCCTGAGGCTGTTGGGGTGTACAATCAAGTGACAGTCGCTGACTTTGTGCGCGACTATTTTTTCATGGAATACACGTCAGGGAGAAAAGGTCAGCCGCTGGTACCGAGCCTCAGTATCAGCGACATCACCTTCTTGTGCAGGAGCTTTGCGATTGAGGGTGGCAACGTTGTGTGCCCCCTAAAGTTGGAGAGCTTCCTCTACACATGCTATTATTGCAAAAATCGTATACTTGAGAAGGAAATCCTGCCGGACAACTTGGAGTTTGCTTTGGAAGAGCTCTCCATGCATGATCCGGCTACCTGGGACCATTATGCGCCCACTGTCTGTATGACCCTCATTGAGCGGTACATGCGGGCAACGCGCTACGTTCCTGAAAAGACCTGCTACCTGGAGGCAGTGCGTTCACGTACTGAAACTGGGTGGTGAAGGCACCTGCGTCCGATACGGGCGCCAGCATGTTCCACGGGGGTGGCACGTGTTGGTGTTGACAGCGGTAGGTGTGACAGTGTTGGCTTCGTGCTTTACTACTCAGAGCGCACTCACAAGCTCAGAGAGCCACCCCACATTTGGTCAGGTCCGGCGGCCTGCCCATCTTATTTACGCCTGCGAATGCTCTTGATAAAACTACAATTGACATAAATGGTGTGCGCGATACCATAGAAGTTTGCGATGACATTGGGGGCCTAAATGTCCCCACTACAACGGATGTTTCTGGAGTCACGGCCATCGTGGCTGAGGCCTGTTCTGCAGCTGTTGCTATGGGTAGGCATTATGTGGGTAGCTCTTTGCTGTTGAAAGATCCTGCTTTGCAGAATTTGACTCAGTATTTTGAGCGCCCTCGTCTTGTCAAGCGGTACACGTTGACTGGTGGCTCCAGGTCTGTGCTTGATGTGTTTGATGTGAATGCGAACTCATTGTTTAATAATACTACTGGTGTATTTGTTAGTGGTTTTCAGAGGCTTACTGGTGTGTATGGGTTGCGGTTCAAGTTGAAGGTCCGGCTGCAGGTGGCAGCCACACCATTTCACCAGGGCGTGATTGCTCTTGGTTTCCAATATTACGCAGCTTCAACGGGGCTAACACAGGTTTTCAATCGGTGTACTTTGCCCCAGTCCATTACCAATTTGCCGCACGTTAGACTTGATGTGTCTCAGTCTACTATGGTTGAACTTGAGGTGCCTTTTGTACATGTCAATGAATTTATGACTGTTGACGAAGGCTCCTTTCCTTATGGCTGTGTTGGTATCAGCACCATCCTTCCTTATGAGACCGTTGTTGGGCTTGGCGCACCCACTTTGGAGATGTATTTCAGCTTGCATGATATGGAGTTCTTTGGTGCTGAGCCTCTCGCTACTACGACTATCACACCGCAGTCGGGAGTTGAGGTGGAGAATGAGGTTGATGCAAGGCCTTTTAGTTCGGCCGCCGCGGCAGCATCGCGGTCAGTGCGTTTTTTGGCCAGGGGCATACCGTCAATTTCATCGATTGCTATGCCTGCTGCGTGGTTTCTTGACGCCACAGCTGGAGCCTTACGTGCATTTGGATACAGCCGGCCCAATGTCAAAGATCCAGTTGCTTACTTCATGCCATCATGCAACGTTCGCGAAATCAACACAGACATACCAACTCCTGCCATCATGCTCAGCCCTAAAGCAGACAACCACATTGAAACCGCACCTTTTGGTGGTCATGATGTTGATGACATGGCTCTGTCTTATGTGACTTCACAGTGGGGTCAGATATGTGTGGGAAACTTAACCACTAGTCTTGCGCACGGGGCAGCGTTATACGCTACGCAGGTTTCTCCCAGTTGTTTCTGGTTCAGGACCCCTGTCGGTGCGCCTTATGGAAATGCGCGTGCGCCTGTGGGTGCTGGGGCGACCAAGAATTGCTTTTTTCCTTCACACCTTTTCCACTTTGGTCAGATGTTCAGGATGTGGCGTGGGTCTGTCAGGTTCAGGTTCACATTCTCGAAGACTAAGATGCATGGTGGGCGTTTGCTGTGCAGCTTCAATCCTAGTGCTGCTTGGCTTAAAAACAGTGATGGTACTGTACCTACAGTGCCTGGTCCAGAGGTTGCTGGCGGTTTGACACAGCCTTTTGGCCACAGTATGATTTTTGACTTGCGTGATAATAACGTTTTTGAGTTTGAAGTTCCGTATGTGGCTGCAACGCCGTATCAACAGTTTTGGTCATCCATTGGTGGTTTGAGTATCGTGGTGGTTGACCCACTTGTTGCATCGGCGACTGTTTCTAACACTGTTGGGTTTCTTGTTGAGGTTTGTGGTGGTAGTGATTTTGAGTATGCTGTTCCTGCGTCTCCTGTGTATCCCTCTATGGGCAACTTTAGTAGTGGTGCTCTCGTTGTACAGTCTGGTTTGCCCACGAGCGCTACAAGCTCATCAGTATCCCGTCTTACCATTGGTGAAAAGGTCATGTCGGTTAAACAGCTGATCATGTTGCCCAAGTGGACTGACACTACCAGTGTTCCCACATCGACTGTTGCTAGTCAGCAGATACCACCTTGGTATTACCACAGAAATCCACCCATTACTGCACCCTTTCCTGCTGGCACCACTTTTCCTGAGGCTTTTGGTATAGCGAGCAACATTGCTGTTTGCTACACTTGGGCTAAAGGTTCTACTGAGGTGCACGCGTATTGTAGCGCTAGTGGTGGACGTAATTTGATGGGTATTAGACATTCAGTGTTTGACAATGCGCAGCCATGGGTCAATGCTTCTGGTTTGGTTGGCTTTCGGTCACGTTGTTCCGATCCTTTTGTCTGGACTCAAGACCAACATCTTCATGTGCGCATGCCATCATACCAGAGCGTTGTTAGGATTCCTGCTGCGACTTTTAATAATTGTGACTACAGCATGACTTTTCCTTCCATTCCTTTGACGCCGATTGATAGTAGTATAGTCACCATTCTGCCTGAGTTCGCTTTCCGCAACATTAGTGGATCGGGAGCGTACTTGAAGCTGGGACGCGCTGCTGGTGATGATGCAGCGCTCTCAATGTACATAGGACCATGCCCGCTAGCTTTGCTTCAAGCTGGTGCTGTTACTGCGTTTCCAGATCCTGATCTCACAACATGATCTGGCATGATCTGCTTGTGGGGTTCGCTTGTGCTGTGTCCGCCGTGTCGTTGTATGTCATGATTACTGTTTGTTGTCAGTTTGTCATAGATAGGACACATTTGACAAGTTCATTGGCGTGGAGTGTGCCGTTGTATACACCACGCAACAGTGTTGACAATCCTCTACCAGTGGGGCATTTGCAGGTTAGAACCAATGACGAACCTGCGCTTCAGGGGCATTTGCCAGTTTAGTACCAATGACGAAACTGGAAAGTAAGGGTAGGCTACTTTGAAGCCTCCGCGAGAATAGGGTATCTCGCTTATCAACAGCCCCAAAATACCAAAAATATTTAGCCTGGCTTAAGCTGTGGCTCGAGTGTCACTTTGAGTGACCGGATTGGTTAAAACATGGCACACTGCCGATGCGACCCGAAGTATTGGTCGCCTATTGTTGGCCCTGTTTGCTCCCCAATCCCTCTTAGGAGTAGGGCCACGGCCCTGCCTTTGGGCTGTTCGAGCTTGTGTGGTCACCGCTTTAGGTGGCCATCCAGCTTTTTC